TGGGCAAACACGAAAGACCATAGGTACGGCCGCAAGTGAGCCGTGAAGTCAGACCGGTGCGCCTACCAGCCGACCTGGCCAACGTGACACCAGGCGAAATCCCTGCCTACCTGCTGCGCTCAATACGCCCCTACGGCCGCCTGCACTGGCTCGCCGCGCAAGCGTGGGAAGCTATGCGTCGCCAAGCTCACGCTGATGGCATCAGGCCGTTTAAACCAACCAGCCACGGCGACACCTACCGCGATTTAGCGACACAGGAACGCGGCTTCCTGGCTCGATACACCACAGCCCCAATCGCCAACAGCACGTCGATACGCACGTGGAAGGGCCAACGCTGGTACCTGAAGCCTGGGCTTGCACCGATGGCCGTACCAGGCACAAGCACACATAACCTCGGCCTCGCTGTCGACGTATCAGAGGCCAGTGGCGACCGTTTGGCGTGGATGGAGGCCAATTGCCTAACGTTTGGATTCAGCTGGGAATTCAGGTCTGGCGCCGAACCGTGGCACATTCGTTATTTCAAGGCAGAATCAATACCACCCAGGGTGCAGCGCTGGCTTGACACCCATGCAAACTGAAATCACCGTCGCCCTCATCTCAGCCGTTGCCCTGATAGTGGCTGGCGTACCGGCTGCCCTAGTCGAGCGAGCCCGTCGAGAAAACGCCGACGATCACGCATACGTGCGCAAGATACTGACTAGGGTAGAAAACAAGTTAGACAACCACTTGGAGGATCACATCAATGGCTTTACGCGACGAAATAAGTCAGAAGCAGAACAAAATCGGTGATTTGACCGCCTGGGTCAATAAACAAAAAAATCGCAAGGAATGGGTCGACATCATTCTTGATGAATCATTCAGCAATCAGGCCGTGGCCGCATTGCTAAGCAAGCACGGTTTTAAGACCGATTGGAATGTTGTCTACCGCTACAGGATGCGTCATGGCGCTAAGTGACGAGCTCGGCGAGCTGCAAACAATCGATCAGCTGCGTCAAGCACTGAAGCGCTCCAATGAGCTGAACATCAAACTGAAGCACAAGACTGGCGAACTTGTCGCTGCCGTTTATCAGGCTGCCAAGGATGCCGGGCTGGCTACACCGCCAGTCAAAGTTAAGGCACCTGCAAAAGACACGCGCAAAGGCAAAGCCGAAGTTGCGCTTATTCATTGCACGGATTGGCAGCTCGGCAAAAAGACCGTGAGCTACGGCAAAGAAACGTGCGCACAACGCATCGAGCGTTTCATTGATAAAACCATTGCCATCACCGACATTCAGCGCAAACATCACCCGGTACGCGAGGCAGTGCTGTTTCTCGGTGGCGACATGGTCGAGGGCCTGGGCATCTTCCCAGGTCAAGCGTGGGAAGTTGACGCGCTGCTTTACGAGCAGCTGTTCAACACGTCGCACATCATCAGCCAAACGATTACCACACTTGCCGCCAACTTTGAGTCGGTGCGCGTTGTGTGCGAATACGGCAATCACGGCCGCATTGGCCGCAAAGGCGAAATGCCAGCCGGCGACAACATTGACCGAATTGCTTACGAAATTGCGCGCAATAAAGTTGGCCACTTGGTCAAGGATTGGCAGTCATCGGATGCCTGGTATCAGATCACCAAAATCGGCAACTACAAAGCGCTGCTCGTGCACGGCGATGAAATCAAGAGTTTTGGCGGCAACACACCAGCTTTCGGCATTCTGCGCAAAGTCAACGCATGGGCCGGTGGCGTCATTGAGGACTTCCACGACTGCTACATGGGCCACTGGCACACGCCCATGAGCCTGACCATGAGCAACGGCGGCCGTATTTTCGTGACCGGGTCACCCGAGTCGCATAACGAGTACGCGCGCGAGTTCGTGGCAGCGACAGGCATACCCAGCCAACGCCTGCACTTCATTGATCCAGACAAGGGCCGAGTGGCGGCGGAGTACGTGGTATGGCTCGACTAGAGCACCCACTCGTGCTGGTCACCTGGCATGACGCGCACACCATTGACAACGACGAATGGCACGAATTGGCCGACCTAACCGACGAGCCGTGCGTCGTGAAGTCAGCGGGCTGGCTGTTATCCAAGCGCAACGCCAAACACCTGATACTGGCCCAAAGCCTTACCGACGACAAAGGCGTAGACAACGTGCTATTCATCCCGGCCAGGATGGTGCGAAAAGTGGTAAGGCTGCAAATCCCCCACAAGCGCCGAAAGGTGCGCTAAGGTGAAATCAGCCGTTGGAGGCGGCCAATAATGACCACACTCATCACCTATGAAATACTGACTGGATTGTGTCAGGAAACTGGGCAACAGTTTCATCTCGTAGTATTCCGTGACCAGGAAGGCGCCGTACTGAAGGCCCAACTGCGTTACCGATTCAACGCAGACGACGACTGGAGCGAACCATCAAAGCTCACTCACCAGCCCCCAATCGAACCCATGCACCCGAGCGTCGCATGAACCCCATCGTCACGATTCTTGCCTCGGCACTCTTCACCGGCGCGGTAGGAGTGATGGTCACGCAAGATCCCGAAGTGGATACTTGGGGCCTCGTGTCGGCCTCCACCGCTTACTCCCCGGTGGAGGCTGGCACGCCACCAGACGCATTAGGAAGCGATTACAGCCCCGAAAGCACGCAGGTGCAGTATCAGGGGCCCGGATGCCAAGAATGGGCTGATACAGCCCTTCGCGGCGGCTTTCAGCCCCATGACCTGAGCACCGCCCTTCAGGTCATGGAGCTGGAGTCGGGCTGCCTGCCAGGCGCTATCGGCGACAACGGCCAGTCATTCGGCCTGATGCAAATTAACGACTACTGGTGCACGCCCAACCAATACTGGCCGCGCGGTTACTTACAGACACAAGCCATCCTTGATGACTGCGCAGAACTACTCGACCCACTGACAAACCTGTGGGCCGCATGGCACATTTCAAGCCGGCACGGCTGGCAGAACTGGACAACCTATGCGCGTATTTCTCAATGACCTGATTTTTGGTGTCATCGTCATCGGCTATCTTGTGGCAACCATGATTTACCTTGTCGTCACCCACGAGAGGAAAAAGCAGCGTGACAACTAGACCCGATCCAGGTGACGCCGCATACGTCGCCTGGCAGCTCACCAAAGATGGTGAGCGCATGAAGCAGTACGGCCATCCTTGGAACGATTACACCATGGTGCGTCGACTGTTTAGCACGCTGACTAACTACAAACACAATCTGACCGTGCAAGAAGCCGCGCTATTCATGGTCTGCGTCAAACTGGCCCGGCTGATGAAATCGCTTGACGTGGAAAAGATGCACGAGGATTCGCTGATTGACGCCATCGGCTACCTGAATTGCCTGCACATGATTGACGCAAAAGACCAGCTCAAAGATGCGCCCAAGCACATCATTGGCGACATGGTCGTGGAATGGGAACGATGACGAGCCCACAGAAACGCAAAGGTCACGCAGCCGAACTCGCAGTCGTCAAATGGCTACGCGCACACGGCATCATGGCCGACCGTATCCAAGCAGGTACACACGCAGACAAAGGCGACGTGACCGGGTGGCCAGGCGTCGTCATCGAGGTCAAAGACCGCAAAGCACATTCATGGCATGGGTATTTTGAGCAGCTACGCACACAGGTTGTTAACGCCAACGCTTACACAGGCGTCATCATCGCCAAACGCCCTGGGCTCACTGATGTGGGCGAATGGATGGCCGTCATGCCGGTCAAAGAATGGTTTGAACTAATGCAACTACTGGAGGACACAAACAAATGAGTTTCAACCTTGACAATTACGTTGACGTGCCAACACGCCTACGCATGGCGCTCGAGAAGTACCCCGATCTACGCATCCAAGAATCGCAGCCCACATTTCGTGAAGTCAACACCAAGCTCTACATTGAGATTTGTTGCACGGTGTGGCGCGACAAAGACGACCCGAAACCAGTCATCGCCTACTGTTGGGAACCATTCCCAGGCACCACGCCATACACACGCGACAGCGAGCAAATGAATGCCAGCACATCAGCGCTCGGCCGCGCTTTAGGCATGATGGGCTTCGGCATTGAGCACAAGATGGCCAGCAAACAGGAAGTGCTTGCTAGGCAACAGGAAGTGCCGACCGTGACCGAAATACCGGCCGTGTATGACAATGGCGACCCGGTGCCTGATCCGTTTACCGACAAGCAGCAAACCACCAACGTGGTGCAATTCAAGAACCCCAAAGGCAAAGCCTCCGATAAACAGATTGGGATGATTCGAGCCCTGGCACGAGGCAAAGGCTTCGGCGCAGGCAAACCCACGCTCGATGGCATCGCCGCCATTATTGGCCGCGAAATCAAGTTGTATGACGAACTGACCAAGGCTGATGCATCGAAGGTGATTGACGCCTGGAAGTAGCCATACGACAACTCAAGTAGCCAGTCTCACTGGTGTGCTCAGGCCACGCGACCTGACGTAGGTGCAAATCCTCGGTGACTCATCATCATCAGTTAGCCCATTAGAAGGGCGTGTCAGCCCATGCAAACAGATTCATTGCGTGGCAAGTGTGAACCGTGCTTAACCAACGGTCGGGTCTGGAGCCCGGGGGAACTACGCCCTGAGACACTTGCCCTAGACACACATACCACAGACATACCAAACACAAACCGAGTAGCCTGACGCACAGTGAGATTCGATGATGCGCGCCGATAGCAACCGAGCGCAGCGAGGGCGCTAGGCCAAGCGAAGCGCGGCAGCAAAACCCCATGCCATCTAAGAACAGACGCCCACGTTCAACAGGCGAATACCACAAAAACAGGCGTACCATCCTGGCCGACAAACCCCGGTGCCATTGGTGCAAGAAACGACAAGCAACCGAAGCTGATCATCTGATTGAGATTGACAGAGGTGGCAGCAACGCCCTTGACAACCTGGTGCCTGCGTGTAAGCAATGCAACGGTCGACGCGGAGCCAACTACAAGGCAGCGAAACAGCGTGCCAAGATGGCGGCACGCCCAGGCGCAAAGCCGGCTGCACCTCGACAGCGACAAAAGCCGAAACGCAATCAGAATTTTTTGGATCAACATCAGCAACTGCC